GGTCGAAGAAGTTGGCCATGCCTTACCCCCCGAGGACGGCTGCGGCTGCACCTGCCCCATATTTCTGGTCGAACTGGCCTGCCAAGTCAGGGTTTGCCTTCAGCGCCTCGATAGCGGCGGGCGGGATGCCGGAGACATTCACGCCGCCACCCTGCGGCTGGCCAATGCCTGCCGTGGGGTCATTCGGGAACTGGAGATAGGGGTCTCCACGCTGCGGCCCCGTGAACAGGTCCGCAATCTCCCCGAAGAAAGTGCCCGGCCCCTCAATCTCGCCCATGTTGAACTCATTGGGGTCTGTGATGTCGCCGGGGTTTTGCGTGATCCCGGGAAGGATTGCGCCGGTCGCCTGATCCAGCGTGGCGTAGCTGTCGTTGTTGGCCCACTCCTGAATGATGCGGTCGCGGATCGTGACGGCGTCGTTGCCCTCGTAGCCTGCGCTGGAAATATCCCTAGCAAGCCGCGTCAGGGCTGACTGCGTCAAGTCAGCAGGGCTCTTGCCGCCTTGGCCCGGCGCTGCCCCAGCCCCGGACGTCCCGCCACCACCGCCGCCGCGCGGGGCCGACATCGAGAACAGGGACGCCAGCGCGGGCGCCGCCGTGGAGGCGTCATATGGCGCGTCACCGTAGCCAACCGCTCCATACTTGAGCGCGCTGTCCCCAATCGTGGGCGCGATGCGGGCGTAGTCAGGGCCGGCCTGAAGCGCGCGGATCATCATCTCGGACAGATCGCCGCTCAGGCCCGCTTCCCCGATGTAGTGCCGGTAGTCAGCCGTCTGATTGTTCAGCCTCGCCTGACTGGCGTTAAGCTGGTTGGCGGCTTCCTGCGAGGGGTCTCCAATGAAGGAGCCGATGATGTCGGAAATCCCCTGCGCGAACATCGGGTTATTGTAGAGGCTTTGTTGCATCACTCGATCCTCAATAGGGGTGCTGCCACCAGTTAGCTCCGAAGCCCGGGAAGCTCGGCAGTCCAGCCGACGTCATCGCTGCCGGCCCGCCAGCGGCACCTGCCGCGCCTACCGCGCTCTTGCCAAGCATCCCGCCCGCGAGCGTCCCGCCCAGAAGCAGCGCATCCCCGAGGATGCTGTCGGACGGCGTGACTTTGGCCGGCGAGATGTCGGCCTCCATACGGCCCACGTTCAGTGACCCGCGCCGCAGCGAGTTGATAAAGTCATTTTCCGACGCAAGCCGCACGGTGTCGTCTTGGAAGCCCTGCATCAGCGCGTCCTGACCCGCCAGAAACTCCTGAGCGTAGAGCATCCCCTTGGTTTCGTTGACTTTATCCTCGATCATCTTGCCGATGGTGTCGGACATTTCGCCGGTCGTCGTCTGCCCCTGAAGCTCGCCCATGTTGTAGACGTCAGCGGAGGGGACAAAGTCACCCGCCGTTGCCGCCGCCGTCTGGGCATCCGTCTCCAGCCGGGCCGGGTCCACGTTGGTCAGCGCCTCGGAGACATTGGCAAGCTGCCGGTCGAACTGGTCCTGTTGGCGGGCGCGCTCTGCCTCACGGGCCGCTGCCGCCATCTCCATCGAGATTTGGTTCTGTTTGTTCTGGGCCTCAACCGCCTTGCGCTGTGTGCTGGCGTTGTAGGCCGCACCAGCCGCCGACAGCGCCGCCGGGATGATCCACGAAGCGGCGCCTGCGCCGGCAAGGGGGGCAAGTATGGGGACAGGAGGGCACATGACCTACCTCACGAATAGACCGTGCGCGCCGCGCCACCGCCGTAAAGCGGAGACGTGGTCGTTGAAGCGCGCCGGATTTCCTCGACCTGACGTCCGTTGTTCCAAGCCCCGAGGCCCTGACCAATCCCGGCGAAAATGTTGCCAAGCGGGTTGAGCGTGGGGGCGTCCTGCGCGAACGTCGCCATTGCGTTGAGCGCCTGATTTGACGCGGCCTCTGCATTTCCTGTGGCAGCAAGCGAAGCCTCGATCTGGGCGCGGGTGCTGTTCAGGCCGGAACGGGCGCGCGAGATGTCCTGCGCGATCCGCGACATGATCGAACCGCGCTCCAGCGCATATTGCTGGCCCAAGTCAGATTGCCGCTGCCCCGCCGCCGTGGAGTTGAGGAGGCCCGCCCGGGCCAGCGAGTAAGTCAATTCCTCACGCGCATTGTTGGCGGCGTTCTCAAGCTGCGGCAGGTAGTAGTCTTTCATGGCCTGCTCGCGCCCTGAGAACATATTGGCGATTCCGCCGTCGCGATCATCGTCATCGTCGCCGGCCTGATAGTCGCGCCCACCGGGCCAAGTCTCTCCCCCGCTCCAGCCCGCCGGAAGCGTGAAGTCACCCGCATTTGCATAATACTCGTCAGGGATAACGCCCTGCGGCATTGCCTCGAACTCGCCGCTAATCGGGTTGTATGTCTGGCCGCGCTGGATCAGGGTCTTTTCACCTTTGCCCAGAGCAAGGTCATTGCCGCCCGTGTCAATGACGCGGAAGGTGTAGGAGCCGTCAGGGTTCTGCTTCGTGGCGAACTTGGCGCCGGTCGCGTTGGGGCCAATCTCGTCAAGACTGAGCATTTGCTGCTGCGGCACGTTCATGCGGACGCCGTAGTCCTTGTTCAGCATGTCAACGGCGTCCCAGACGTCCGTGAGCATCCGCCCAGACCGCTCGTCCATCATGGGCTGAAGGCTCGCCGTCACCTCCCGACGGGCGTCCATGTAGTGATCGACCGACGTTCCGCCCAACTCTGCGGCCCTTTGTGCCGCCAGCTTTGCTGCCGCCGTGTTGATCGTTTGCTCGGTCATTTCGGTTTGCTTTGCGGACGCGCCTGACCGCTCGGCTCGGGCCTTCTTGGTCGCCTTGTCGTAGTAGTGCTTGTTCTTTTTTTGCTGGTTGCTTTCAAGCGCGCGCTCCCACGAGGCAACCATGTTAGGCGTGTGGTAGGTGGTCGGGTCACGCTGAATTTCAGCAAGCCGCGCCTTGGCTCTGGCTGCGCTCTCCGTATCCCACGGATTGATCGTGTATTCGGAGCCGCTGACGTCGTATTCGCTCGGGTCTTTGACAACGCGCTTTGGTCTCCGGTTGTCCTTTTTCTTGCGCCTCGACCTGCGCTCGCGCTCTGCCTCCGCTCGGGCCTTCTCCTGCTCGCGCTCAATCATCTGCGCGAGGATCGTATCACCTGCACCAGCGCCCCCGCTCGGCCCTTGAAGCTCCTGCTCAAAGTCAGCGACGGTGTAGGACGGGCCTTGAGCATACGTTCCCGTGTAGGGGTTGTTGTAGGCGCTGCCGGCATACCCGCCGCCACCCTCGAAAATATCTGCGATCCGATCCATGCCGCGAGAGATGCGCGCCTGACGCTCCATCTCCTCCCGCCGGGCAATCTCGGCCTGCTCCATCTGCCAGTCCTGAAAGGACGTGTCTACTTTTGGGCTACCACCGCACATGGTCAATCATCCCATTCTTGGCCGAACATGCTGAACAGCCGCGCGAGGCCAGCCGGCATGTTGTCATCATCATCGTAGTCACGCATGAAGCGCGCGTTTGACTGCTGCGGCGGGTTTGGCTTGCGCCGGCGCCCGGTTGCTGGGTCAATGTTGCGGCCCTGCGCGATCCGCTGGCGTGCGCGGAACACGTCAAGGTCAGGCTCCTGAATGGTCTGGCCAAGCGTGTCGGGCATCACCCTCGGGGCGCCACCCCACATCTCTTGAAACGGATTGCCGGGGCGCTCACCACGCCCTTGAAGCCGCATAGTCAAGCCTGACTGCCCATCCTCGCGTGGAAGCGACCTGCCGAAGCCCACGTCGGTTCCGCGATTGGCGCTTGCCGCAATGGTGCGCGGAGTAGGCGTGGGGCTGCGCCGGGTCGCAAAGTCAAGCGCCGCCTGAAACGGGTCAGGGGCGCCTTGGCGTGTCGGGACGTTGCCTTGAGAGAGGCTGTTGGCCATCAGAAGCGCGATGGGGCTAAACATCATTCCTCCTTCAGCCACGAGAACATGATGTAGTCCTCGCCATTTCTTCCGAAGCGGGGCATCTCAACCTCATGCGTTGCCCCCAGAAAGCGCAGCCACTTGTGAGTGTCCTCGTGTGTGGCTGGTGACATGCACTGCGCTCGATGCGCTCCAGCATCAAGAACCGCCTGCATCATATCGCGTTTAGCCACCAAAGTCACCAAACGCCACACCGACTTCCAGTCAGCGGTCCCCATGCCAAACAGGTTCCACACCCCACGGTGCTGAAGCATTGCGCCAAGTAACGCCGCTGGCTTGCCGTCATTGTAGAACACCCACCGGAACGCTTGCGGGTGCTTGTGGATGAAGCCGGCGTAAATCTGAGGGGTGGCCTCAACCGCGCCCCAGATGTCCTCCTGCGACTTCTCCGACAGGTTCTCCACGACATACTGGATTTCCGCCAGCGTGGGGTTTGGGACCGTGACCTTGCTCACTTTTCTGCCCCCTGCTCGTAGTATATCCCGATCTGGGAAAGCCGGGCACGCCGCGCTGACTTGGTGGTCAGGCGAAGCGCGATCTGCGTTGCCTGAGCGTTAAACGCCACCCGGAACTGCTGGCGCGTGCGCCCGTCCACTTCAGCGATCTTGCGCCAAACCAAGTCCTCGTCATCTGCCACCGGGTCTAGCGTAATCTCGATTTCCCACTTCCCCTCGCAGACAAGGTCCAGCCCGGTGAAATACTTGTTGTGGCCCGGGCGCTCCATGTCCATGAACGGCGTCACGACAACGGCCTCGGCGTCGTCATACTCCTCGCCAGAGGAGCCGCCATAGACGAACATCTCGTCCGCGAAGTTGCGGAACGTGATCGTGTCCCCAATCTGACAGGCGTCCGCGCACCACTGGCTCTTGACCGTCCCGACCGTGCTGTTGACGTTGGCGACTGCCGGCTTGGGAAGCTCGTATTGCGACCATGCCAGAACGTCTGCGCCCGTGTGACGCGACAGGACGTAAATCTTGTCCTTCAGGAAAAGCCAGTATTCCCCGGCCATCGGGTAAACGACACCCTTGGCCAAGCTGTAGAAGTCAGCGATGGGGTATTCTGTGCCGTTGACCGCCTCCGTCGTGTCCGGGTCATAGCGGATTTCGTCGCGTATCAGCCTGTCGATGGGCGAGCCGACGTCTGTCGTAATGGCAAGGTTCGAGCTATCGCGCGCCTGAAGCGACCGGATACCCGTGCGGGACAGGTAGATCAGATCGCCGTCCGCGTAGCCCACGACCGAGCGCGGGGCAAACAGCGTCGTAGCCACCGTCCTGAGATACTGCGTCAAGTCAAAGTCAGGATCGACCTCGTAGAACTGCACGCCTCTGACGCCGAAAATCGCAAGCTGCTGGTAGTAGCTTGCCAGATACATCGCCCGCCCGATGGACATGCCCTGCGAGGAAATCTTGAGCGCACCGGAGCCGGCGTTCACGAAATCAAGCGGGTCTCCAATGGCCGACGAATACAGGATGTCGTCGGAAATCGTGTAGGACTTCGACTTCAGGGTGATTTGCGGGCCGCGCCCCTCCAGCCCGCTGTCGGTGTCGAACTCGAACGGCTCGCCCGTGTCCACCAGCATGTATTGCTGGAGATGCAGCGTGTTCCAGTTGTTCGTGACCGTTGGGTCATAGGTCGCGTCAACGGCATAAATCTGGCCGGCAAAGTCTGCCTCCGCATAAGTGCCGTAGGAGGCTGCGCCAAACTCGTGAACAGACGCATTGTGCGGCATGACCGGCGATGCGAACGAGTAGGACGAGTTGTAGGCCCTGTGCGCCCAGAAGCGAAACGCTGCAAGCCCTGATCCATCTTCCGTGTAGTGCGCGTAGCTGGTCCCGCCAAGGCCCGCGCCTGCGGTGAAGCCTGACGTCGAGACTGCGGTGCTGTCGTGGTGGCGGAAGAACACCGTGTTCGTGTAGGCCGGGACCGGCATGGGGCCGACAATCTTGCCCTTGAAGCTGGCCTCCTGCCCATAGGCAGTCAGCGCCGTGTTCTTGACGAACGCCTTGCGCTTCTCGATTTCGCCGCCCGCATTGACAAAGGCGTTCTTCAATACGCGAAGTGACCCCGGCGGGGCCACTTCTCGGGACCGTCTCAGATCGAGGCCCTTGTTGAAGTTCTCAACGAGGTAGTAAGTCACGTCACGCTCCCGGGTGCAATGTAGTCAATGCCCGGGCGAAGCGGCTTCCTCGGGCGCTTGCCAAGCTCCGTCTGTCCGCGCGTTGCGGCCTGTGACTTGAGAATGTCGTCAGTCAGGCGCCGCGCCATCTCGATCATCAGGCCGGCGTCCTCTTTCCGGTCCCGGCCAAGGATTTGCGCCGCGACCCGCAGCACGATGACGTCGCCGTCAAGCGTGCAGGTGTCCGTGTCATCCTCGAACCCGCCCAGCGCCTTTGAGCCTTCAAACAGGAGCGTCTGCGCGGTGCTGGCAATGGGCCACGTCTCGAACTGCTCGTTGCCCGGCGCGACCACCTCCCACCTCTGGATTGGGGCGGCGCGGTCTGTCGCGCTGTAGGCCGTGCGCTCGCGCGCGCCGATGCCATACGTCACGGGAAGCCAGTCATCCCCGTAGGAGACCGAGACGTTCGTGATGTCCGTGAACTTCAGGTTTGTCGGCAAGTTGCTGTATTGGGCGTTTGCCGCGACGGTGACTTGCTCCTCGAAATTGACGCCGGGCCACTCGTCCTCAACCCCCATCATGCGCTCGTGGCGCGCGATCAACTGGTTGATCCGCTCCTCGTTGAAAACGGCATGACCCGTTTCCGTGGAGTAGCCTGCTTCGATCAGGATTTCCTTGCGAAGCGTGGCGCGAGTGACCCCCGTCCGCATCTTATGCCGCCTTTTCCGTCAGGCCAGCCTCGTCCATGAGGGCCTGAAGATCATCTTCCGACAAGTTGCCCTTGGGGACTTCAATACCTGCCGCCTCCAGCGCGGCGCGCATCTCCTTCTTGCGCTCATGCGCTGTTTTCGGCGCGGTCGCGTCAAGCGTCATCTGACGCGGCTTGCCGATGCACTCCGGGGGAAGCTCCAAATCCTCAATCGTGGACGGCATGTGGCGACCACGGGGGAACGCCTGCTCCACGATGGGTCCGTATTTGCGACGAAGCCGGAAGCCTTCTTCCTGCTTGGTGGTCTCGATTTCGCCCACCTTGATCGCGTTGCGGATCGCGCACCCGTTCGGCCCGTCATCGAGGCTGTGCTGCATCATCAGGACGATGGCCTCTGCCGGCGTGATCGCATCCGGGCCTGACTTGACGATTTCTGTCTTGTCGTTCTGCCCGTCGTTCTGGAGCCGCACGGTGCATTGAATGAGGTCGAGCTTCATTGGTTTCCTCCAATGTGATGGGCGGGGCACCATGCCCCGCCCGGGATCGCCCTATCAGGCGATTTCGACAACCAGCGCCGAGTTGCGGCGACGTGCCACCATCTGCCCCGTGCAGAGGAGCGACTGGTGGAACACGAACTGGTCGTAGGGACGCGCCGGCGTGCGCTGACGCCGCCAATCTCCCTCCAGCGTGTAGAGGTAGATGTCCTTGCTGTCCCAGATGTAGGCGAACTTCGACCGCGACAGGTCATCGAGCGTGGGATCGTAGTAGATCGGAACGCCCTTGAACGACAGGTCGCCCATTGCCGGGTCTTGCCGTCCAGTCATGCCGTTGTCGTTGTAGTAGCCGTTGGCCCGCATCTCCGTCTCAAGTGCGTCGATGAAGTCAGAGCCAGCCGCGAAGCAGTCAGGGCGACCGCCGTAGCGGCGAAGCTGACGCCACTCTTGCTGGAGAACTTGGATCAGCGCGCCGCCGTCTGCGGTGTTGGACGTCACGGCGTTGCCGCCGTAGGTCGCGTCAAACGACGCATCGCCAGCGAACGCCGCCGTGTAGGCGCGGTTGCGCCACATCGGGTAGCTGACGTTCGAGAGGCCACCGACGGTTCCCAGCGTGGGAATGTCGAGGATGAACGACCGCAGGCCGTGAAGCGCGGAGGTGTCAGCCGTCCCGTCGCCCCAGACCAGAGTGTTCATCGTGTCGGCATACTGCTCGGTGAAGTCAGCCAGCGCCTCGTCCAGCACGTTCGCCAGAATGTGAAGCCCACGGTCGCCACGCTTGCGCCGGATGCCGTCAAACTTGTCGTCCACGAGGATGCCGTGGCGCTTCAGTTCGGTCTCCGACATGGTCATGCCGATGTGGTGTTCACGCCAGACAAAGTTGGCGCGCAGGCCGTTGCCCGGGTTGTAGAAGTTCACCGTGTCGGTGTGGCTGAAGCCAGTCACGCCGTCATTGGTGCCACCAGCCCCGGTCTCGAACTTGACGCCGATGCTGATGTTCTCGTTGCCGCCCGGGAAGCCCTTGGCGCTGTTCTCGAATTTGCCGAGAGTGGGTTTCTCTTGGATGCCCGAGTTGAACAGCTTGCCCTTGACGTAGTGGTCAAGGCCCGTTGCCTGTGCGTGCGCGATTTGGGCCGCGCTAAAGCCTTCCATAGACATCGCCTATGTCTCCATCTTAGCCGGGCGTGTAGCTTTCCAGCGCGCCGATGATGGCGTCCTTTGTTGACGCTGGAGCCTGCCGCCCTCGTGGGGTTTGACTGGCGGATGGACGACGTGGGGTTGGTCTTGCCTCCGGCTTCGGCGCGGACGCCTTGGCCATCTCGTAGGCTTGGTTGACCATGTTCACTGCCTGCTCAACAGACTGTGGAACCGCCCCATTCTGTAGGGCATACGCCACGTTGCGTTTTACCGCCTCTTGGAGTTGGGCGTAGTCAGGGTCCGACTGCTGAAGCTCTGCTTCGCGCTTGGCGACGGCTTGCTGGATGCCTTGAACTTGCTGCTGACGCTGCTGGGCCTGAGCCTGTTGCTCCTGCGCCTGCTTTAGCTGCTGGTTCTCGTGCTGCATCCGGTGCTGGGCGATGCGTTGCCGGGTGATTTCCTTGGCTGCTTCCTCGGTCATCATCCCGTCATCCACCTGCTGTTGCAGGTCCGGGGCAAAGGTCTGCCCCGTAGCTTGACGCGCCATATCCACGAACGGCGTGACTTCCTGAAGGAAGCCTTCGTAATCACCGTGCGAGAGCCGCGCCATCAGGTTGAAGGCGCGCGTGACATTGTCAGGCTGAATGTTGTTGTCCCGAATGAAGTTCTCCAGAACCTCCATTTTCTCGACGTGGGGCTGCACTTCCTGCAACTGGCGCTCGGCCTTCTTGGCCCGGGCGTTCAGGTGCCCGATGCGTTTCCGCGCACCGTCAGGCAGGGCCTTGAACTCCTCGTCGGAAATTCGGAACTCGTCGCTGTCGCCGTCATCGGCTTCAGGGGTGTCGGACGCTTTGCTGCGCTCAGTCTCGCCCTGCGGCTCCCCGTCCCCGGCCTCTGCTTCGACGGTTTCCTCCGTCTCGGCTTCTTCCTCGGTCGGATCACCATATTCCTTCAGAAACGCATCGCGGATTGCTTCTGCGTTATCTTCAGGCGGCTCGACTGCCGGGTCAGACGACGACCCGCCATCCGTCACATCTGGCGAAGATGTCTGCTGTTCTGCCTCTGACGCGGCGTCATACGCCTCGTCAGTCTCAAAGGTTTCGCTTTCCTGCGAAGTGTCCATGACTTGCCTCATCTGGTGTCACTGACGCGATCCTACACCAAAAGCACCAAATCTCAATGAGGCAAGTCAGCGTTTCAAGATGAAATCTACATTGGCTGCGCGCCGGGCGGGGTCTGCGTCATGCCCATCCCCTGCTGCCCCGGCCCGGTCGGCCCTTCACCGCCGCGCTCCGCTGGCCTTGCCGCATTGTCGCCGCCGCCTTGGCCGTTGTCGCCGGGCATGGTGCCGCCACGGTTGGCTGCGGCCTGCTGCTGGCCATTGACTGCCATGATGGACAGGGCGTTCATGTCCACCCAATCCTCGTAGGAGGCGCTGTCGTCCAGAACCCTGACGCCGTGACGCGCAAGCTCCTCGTGACTGAGGCCCGGGATTTGGAACAGGAGCGGGTAGACACGCTCCATGATGGCCACCTCCTGCGCTTGGTTCGGGCGCCCGGACGACCCGGCCTCGACTTCAAGGTAGACCTCCTTGGCCACCTCCTCGCGTGTTTGCTCGGGCCATATTGCGCCCGGACCGACGATTTCCTTGACCTTTTGGGCGTTCATCTCTGTCAAGAGAAGCTGCCCGCCGGCGCGCGCCATTTCAGTCAGAAGATCATCGAACTCGTCAATCGCGGACCCCAGCGTTGACTGGCGGCTGCTTTCCGCGATGGAGGTTTCCGTGGCCGTGGCATTTGACGTGCCGCCAAGGTTTGCCTCCTGCGTGCCAACAGATCGCAGAATGTCCGCGAACTGCGGGCCGGTCTGGTAGAGGTTCGGGTCGATGGGCGGCGTGGGGAAGGCTTGCAGCTTGGCGCGAATATCCGCGTCCGGCTCCAGCGACTTCAGCACGATCAGGCTGTGGGCCTTTCGCGCCTCCATCTTTTTCAGATCGCTCTCCGCAATCGCGGAGCCGGATACCCAAGACGGGCGGGCAGCATAACGGTGCTGACGCAACGCCTCTCCGGCCCGGTTGATTTCCGCCTGCATGGGCATCATCAACTCGACGTCTGACGGCGGGAACGGGTCATCCGGGTCATCGACCGCGTTCGGCGCGTAGACGAACCACGGGTAGAACCGCTCCGAATACGTCACCGGCTCGTGCGGCTCAGTCAGGTAGTCATGGTAGCCGTCGCAAACCGTATAGACCAATCCGTCGTTCTGGTCCCAGATTTCCCACACGCGCGCCGTCGTGCGGCCTTTCTGGTCCGTGTTGCGCGTTTCGCCAATCGGCTCAAGCTCGTTCTCGTGGTAGGCGTTGAAGTTGCTCTCGATGTCCACGCCGTAGATTTCGCGGATTTGCTCAGGCGTCAGGCAGTATTGCTCCGTGACGTGGCCGCACCCGACGAAGCCCGGCAGATAGGTCATGTTCTTGTCGGGGATGATGTTGACGCTGTCCGGGTAGTCTAGCGAAATCCCCTCGCGCAGAATGATCTGCTCGGTGTTTTCGAGCGCCTGAAGCTGGAGCCGAAGGTTCTCCATCTCCTCGGAGTGCGGGTCTATGTCTCCTTCCTGCAAGTCCTGTGACAGAATTTCCAACTGGTTCAGGCGGTGCAGGTGGTCGTTGATGGTTCGGCTCACGTCAGGCGGGTAGTCCATCGCGCGCTGGAACGTCTGCTTGAAATAGGCCACCCCGCACGTCAAGGACGTAAGCACCTGTTTCGAAGTAGGTGTAGAGATTGGACATCGTCTCGCCAATCTTGTCCAGCATTGTGGACTGCGTGTGATATTGCATGGCGTCCTGAAGAATAGCCGCCTGCTGGCCAGTCGGGTCCATGTTGTTCTGGACCGCCATTTGAGCCATCTGGAGCTGGGACGCCGTGCCGTCCCATGCCGTGCGCGTCATCCGCTTTGACTTGCGCCACTTGTAGGACGGGTTCTTCGCGTAGATTGCGGCGGTGCGCTGTTTCAGGTGCCGCATGGTGATGTTCGCGGTGTATTCGCGGTCAGGGTCGGACAGGTCGTCCTTCGTCATGCCCGGCCATTGAAGCCCTCGCGCGAACTCTCGCCATTGGTTCATGCGATTGAAGGCATATTCCCAATGCTTCAGATCGTCCTTGACCATGTCAGTCAGGGAGTGAACCTTGGCGCGGCGGCTTTCCGGTGCGTCCTCGCCGTCTGGGGTCTTGTTCTCGTCAGCCATGCGTCAATCCTTTTCCGGCAAACTACACCAAAA